AGGCTGAATATGCGACATTCAAATTCACTTACTCTAATCCTTCTAATTTCTTACTAGCAAACGAAAATGAAGGCACTCAAATAGGCGTTACATGGACAAACCCTGACAGTAACGACTTAATAGCAAGAGAACTATATGTAAGTACGTCAGATATAACGAATGCAGACAGAGATTATTGTAATGCAAATGCGACTTTGTTAGCTGGTACTATTGGCACTGGTTCAAATACTGCCGATGCGTATAATTATGCATCATCTGTTGGTATCACCTACTACTTTAAAATATTTTCAAAATATGAAATGGCAGGCGATATAAAATACAGTATTGGAGTCTCCGGTTCGATAACTGCAACAGACGTAACACCCCCTGATGATGTTACAAGTTTTACAGCTACGGCAGGAAATACAGAAGTAGAACTATCGTGGACTGACCCATCTAACGCTGATTGGGCAGGAACTAAAATAATGAGAAAGATTGGCTCATATCCTGCCAATGAAATTGATGGTGTGTTAGTTGTAAACTCAACAGTTAAGGACGAGCATTCGGCTACTCCCTTCACCGACACAGGATTAACGAACAATACATTGTATTACTATCAGGCATTCCCATATGATTCCAATGGAAATTACAATACGAATATTGCGAATAGAGCAAGCGCTACTCCAATTCCTTATTACATTTATGGTGTAAAAATAGACACCACTAATAGCAACCCTGAAACTGCATTAGTCTATACAAATGATGCTATAGGATTTACGCCTGCTACTGGCAATAATGGCACGTTTGGTTACGGTTCATGGGCAGATAAATTCCCATTTAATCAAATCAAACCATGCCTATATCTAAATGGTGCAGTTAATTATTATCTCGACCCTAACGATTATACTTTAAAAGAAGATGGTGTAACTGCATCAGATATAACAAGCGGTACTGATGGCGATGTGATGGTCGAATTTCCTAAGATATGGTGGAAATTCGAGACTATTGGGAGTGACTTATACGTCAGATATGCCGATACACAAATAGATGCAAACTATAAACCTTTAGCACATCTAAGAGGCACTACAGAAAAGGATATGTGTTATATATCGGCATATTTGGGTTATGACTTATCTAGTAATCTTCGCTCGTTAAGTGGTAAAACCCCTACAGCAACACAAACTATTGGAGCATTTAGAATATTAGCACAAGCTAACGGTGCTGGCTATGACCAAATGGCATATTTCCAATCATTGATGTTACAGGTTTTATTCATTGTAATGTTTAAAAATAGAGACTCGCAAACAGCTTTAGGCAGAGGTTTTGTAGACGGCAACGCCGCCGCAACTGCAACTGGTGGAACAAATGCAAAAGGTATGTTCTACGGCGAAACTACTGGGCAACTACAAAATAAGTTCTGCGGTATTGAAGATTTTTATGGAAACTTGCGTTATTGGATTGATGGATTTTTTAGTAATGCTACTTGGAATATACTGATAGCAAATCAAAGCTTTAATGATACTGGAAGCGGGTACACAGACTATGGGCAAGGAGCAACCGCTAATTTAAGCGGTTATATCTCTACTGTTCAAGGCGGTACAGAAACTGGGTTTGTAGTAAAGGCTACCGCAGGTAGCGCGACCACGTACTACGCGGATAGCGGTGCTCTTTATGCGTCGCGCCTGCCGATTTTCGGTGGGTATTGGGCGAATGCGGATACTGCGGGTGCGTTCTATCTTACTGCGGGTTTTGATGCCTCGAGTTCGGCTTCGAGTATCGGTGCGCGCCTGCTTGCTTTGTAAATAAACTACAGATATAGGCTTATAGTACCCACAGATAACGGTAATATTTATACGTCGCACCTACCGAATTTCAGTGGGAATTGGACGAATGCAGATAATACGGGTACGTTCTATCTTAATGCGAATAATGATACCTCGAATTCGAATTCGAATATCAGTACACACCTACTTACTTTGTATATATTAAATTTGGGTACTATAAGCCTTAGCTCTTGCTAAAACACACAACAAGACTCCACGCTGTGTTAGTAGGTTAAATCTCGAAAGCTCGGCTAGAATACAAAGCAAATTTAGAAAGGCTATTTTTGATGAAGCGACAAGGGTATTTATATGAAAAAATCTACAGCTATGAGAATCTGCAATTAGCGCACCAAAAAGCAAAAAGAGATAAAGCCTTTTACAGAGAAGTTAAAATGGTTGATGCTAATGAAGATTATTATTTATTACAAATACAAAACATGTTGATATGGAAAATCTATACTGTTGTACCTAATGATTACAAGACGTTCAAAAAAGTGGATAAAGGAAAGGAACGAGAAATATTCAAGTTAGACTACTTTCCGCACAGAATAATCCAACACGCTTTAATGAACATTGTTGAAGATATCTTTCTTAAGAGCTTTATCGACAACACCTTCGCTTCAATTCCTAATAGAGGAATCCATTTAGCGCTAAAACGAATGAGTAATGATATTGAAAGTGATAAAGAAAGCACTAAATACTGCTTAAAAATGGACGTAAGGAAATTCTACCCTAGCGTAAACCAAGAAATTTGTAAAAGAATGCTTCGATTAAAGTTTAAGGACGCAGACTTACTATGGTTGATGGATACTGTTATTGATAGCATGGAAGGTGATAACGGAATAGCAATCGGCTCATTGTTTTCTCAATGGGTAGGCAACTTCTATCTTAGTTATTTTGACCATTGGCTGAAGGAAGTAATGAGGGTTAAATACTATTATCGCTACTGTGACGATTTAGTTATATTACATGGTAGCAAAGAATACCTACACAAGCTTAGGGTTGAAATCGAAGAGTATTTAACCACTAAGTTAAGCCTAAGACTAAAAAGCGACTGGCAAGTATTTCCTATAAAATTAAGAGGTGTAGATTTTGTAGGGTATAGACACTTTGTTAGCTATGTACTGCTTAGAAAATCGACAGCCAAAAACTTGAAACGAAAAATGAGAAGATTACTAAAACGTTGCGAAAAAGGGCTGCCGATGACTTACGGTGAATGGTGTAGTGTAAACAGCTATAAAGGATGGATTATTTACTGTAATGGTCATAATCTAGCAAGAAAATATATCAATCCGCTACTTCCGTACACTGAAAAATACTATAAAGAGGTGATAAAAATTGAAAAAGGTAAGAGGGACAATGCTGGAAGTTAAACCGCTTGAAGTCGGAGTTGATACTGTTTATGTGCGTACTGATATTGTTCGCGTTGAAACAGAAGACTTTATAGGTTGGGAGTACGATGAAGAACAGTATAGTAAAGACGCTTATATCAAAAAAATAGCAGACGAAAAAGAAGAACTCACATTAGTTGTCGATGATTTAATCACGGTGCTTGTGGATAAGGGGGTTGTGTATTGATGTCTAAGTATGAAAACCTAGATAAATACCTTGAGAAAAAGGGAATAAAGATAAAAGTCAAAGAGAAAAAAAAGACAAAGGATTTAAAATCTGGTGATATTGAAGCCTTAACAATAAAAATGCTAAAAGACTTTGGATATTTATATTAGTGAAAAACTTTGCAGATTTCGCGACGGACGATGGTGTTCTTACAGGCGACAAACTAAAGTTGGATGACGTATTGAGTAAGGAAATTATTGTTAAAGGCTATAAAATATCGGATAGTAAATACGGTAAAAATAACGAAGATAAAAAAGTTTTGACGCTCCAATTTGAACTAGAGGGTATTAATTATATAGTTTTCACTGGGTCTAAAGTTTTGATGGGTCAAGTCGAAAAGTATGAAGTCGAGATTCCCTTTATGACTAAAATTGAGAAAGTTAATACGTTTTATAGCTTCACGTAATGTCGCATTAGATTCAAAGTGTGTCGTAAAATTTTAGAATGCGACGGAAGAAAGGAGAGCCATGCAACCTATAAGAATATTCTCTCCTACATTAAACTTACTTGCCGAGATAGACGATTATGAAAGCTTAATATTCACTCGTAATTATCACAAGGCAGGTAATTTCCAAATTGTTATCAACTTTAACAAAAAAGACACAAAGTATCTTGTAAAAAATAACACTATCTATCTCTCCCCTCGTAAATGCGGAATAATCACGCATAAAGAAATAGAAGTAACCAAAAGAGGGGAGGAGATAATTACTGTCAATGGATATACTTTATCAGGAATAACCAAAGACAGAGTAACTGTTACAAGCGGATATGACAGAGTAAACTCAAATGCTGAAACAATAATTAAAACTTTTGTTGATAATAACTTAGTCAATCCGCTTGATACTGACAGGAAGTACCCTCTATTAGAAATAGCGACAAACCAAAGTAGAGGACAAACCGAGGTTATTCAAACAAGGTACAAAAATTTGGAAGAAGAGTTAGAAAAGATAAGTCTCTTGACTGGATTAGGTTGGGAGATTTCTTTTGATACGACTAGACTTTTATTTGACGTTTACGAAGGAAAAGATTTAACCGCAACAAACGGAGTTAACAACCCTGTTATTTTTAGCACTGACTTTGACAACATCAAAAACCAAAAGTACATTGATTCAATCAAAGACGCTAAAACGAACGCTTATATAGGCGGTCAAGGCGAAGGTGGAGATAGGACAATAGTTGAAGTCGGAACAAACGCAGGCAGAGACAGAAAAGAAGTGTTTGTTGATGCTAGAGACATAGGGGCAAGCGAGGAGCCTATACCTACTCCTGCCGAAATAGAAGAAAGGTTAATAGCAAGGGGAAATCAAAACTTATCCGAACTTAGACCGTTTCAATCATTCGAGAGCAGGATATTAACATATTCTAATTTTGTTTATGAAGTAGATTACAATTTAGGCGATATTGTAACGGTACAATCTAAAAAGTGGGGATTGACTTTAGACACAAGGATAACGGAAATATCAGAAATATATGAGCGTGACGGATTTAATATTGACGCTGTGTTTGGTGATTCAGTTCCTACTATTCAAGATAAGATCAAGCAAAGAATTGATAATGTAGTTATATAAGCCCCAACACCGCAAAGGTGTATTTTTTATGCTCAGGAGGTGGTCAAGTGGGAGATAACGAAAAAGAAATTGCCGTTCTGGAAAACAGAATAGAAAACTTAGGTAAAGATATGGCATCAATGAAATCCGATAGGGAAAAAAAAGACGCGGACGAAGAAAGACGATATTTAAGGCTAGAAAACAAACTAGACGAAACCTTAAAAATCGTTAGAGGACGTCCTACATGGGTTGTCCTTGCCCTTATAACGTCGCTATCGGGACTTTGTACTTCGATGATTACTTTTATTGTCACAACGATGTAGGAGGTGATCAGATCTAACGGATGGCGTGTAAAATCGAAAGAAGGTGAGTTATGAAAATCGCAGTTAACTTTGGTCATGGACCAAAAGACTCAGGAGTGTTTGACCCAGGGGCGATAGGCCCAACTAAATACAAAGAAGCAACCCAAAATGAAGAAGTAGGCAATTTGGTAGTGCGAAAATTCAAAGCAAACGGACACACAGTACTTGACATACACGACGGAGATTTAAACGACGTAACAAAAAAGGCTAACGACTGGAACGCTGATTACTTTATCTCTATCCACGCTAATGCCTCTGTTAACCCAAACGCACAAGGAGTAGAAACCTACGCACTTGCACCAGGAGGTTATGGCGAAAAGATGGCTATAGCTATTCAAAGAGAATTGGTTGAAATGACCGATCTAGCCAATAGGGGGGCAAAGTTCGCTAACTTCCACGTCTTAAGAGAAACATCAATGCCGGCAGTACTTGTCGAAGCTGGCTTTATCTCTAATCCCGATGAAGAAGCCTTAATGAGAACATCTGAGTTTGACGAGAAGATAGCTGAATCAATCTGTATTGGCTTTTCTAAGGCTGTAGGTATACCCTATGTAAGTTCTAGGGCAGTTACAGGCACACCGATTCTAAGTACTCCCACAGCGACACTAGAACAGGCTAAAGCGTGGGCTAAGTCAAAAGGTGCACCACAGTTCTTTATTGATATGGCTAATATATACTGGAAACTATCATCACCAATTAATCCTGTAGGTGCTTATGTTCAAGCGGCACACGAAACAGGCTATTGGTATAAAGTTAAAAGCGCGGCAGGAATAGACGGAACTTACAACAATCCATGCGGACTTAAAACAACAGAAGGTGGGGGAGATTACCAAGCTACCGCACACAAGAAGTTTGCGACAATCGAAGAAGGTATAACAGCACACCTAGACCATTTGGCTTTATATGCAGGAGTAAGCGGATACCCTAAAAAGAACACACCCGACCCTAGACATTTTCCTTATCTTTTAGGCAAAGCTAAAACATGGGAGGACTTAGGGGGCAAATGGGCACCAAGCACATCATACGGACTTAAATTAGTTTCTATGATGAAAGAAGTTGAAAACGCCGTAGTTACTGAAATAGATTGGGAAAATAAGTATTACCAAATTGAAAAAGAACTCAACCAGTATAAAACTCTAGTTTCTACATTGAAACAGAGTTTAAATAATTTTTAGGAGGAAAACGAGATGCAAAGTAGATTTAGATCATGGGCTTTATGGCTCAGTGTGGCTTCACTAATAGGATTCGTAACAAAGACTTATCTTGGGTATGAGATACCTCAATTCGACCAACTAGTAAATCTTGTTCTCATAGTCTTAGCTGGCTTTGGGATAATTAACAACCCAACCGATAAAGAAAAATTCTAAGAAATAACCCCTTGAGCCCAAAAAACTCAGGGGGCTTTTTTATTGGGGGGTACTAATACCTCTCGGACATAATTTAAACGGCTTAGAACGCAAATATGAAGGTGCTAAATTTGAGTCATTCCCTCTGTAACTTTAAACGCCTCAACTTCGCCACACCCGGCTAAAAGCAAACAGATTATCACGATTAAAATTAGCTTTTTCACAATATCACCACCTTATGATTTAGCTTATACGTCTTGGCTTATTCGTCAGGTTGTACGTTAGAGTGAATAAGCAGCTAGTACAAAATAGCTTAAAATATACATAAAATTTGAGAAGAAGAGGGTTGTGGGAGAAGCGACAGCGACGAGGGGCAAGGTAGAAACAAAAATTAAATATTTAAAGGGTCTTGAGGGACTCCGTTTAGCCTAACTTCATAGTGAAGGTGATTACCGCTTGATTTCCCTGTATTGCCTGTGTAACCAAGTAATGTTATGTTTCCTGTCCATCTTGTAACGGAATTACCATACCTAACTTTCATTTCCGACAAATGAGCATAAACACCCTCATAACCGTTTTGATACCTTACTACTATTACATTACCGTAAACTTCCTGATACTCAGCTAATAAAACTAATCCGTTACTTTGTGCATAAATGGGAGTGCTTTTTTCTGCTGCTATGTCTATACCGTGATGATGGGGAGGATTAAAACCTTGTGTGATTTTGCCTTGAATTGGCAACCCCATAACTTCTTCGCCTTTTGCTCTTTGTATTATTCCAGAGCCTTTGTTTTGCCACTCTAAGACGATAGGGTATAAATCTGTAATAGTTACTTGGACAGCTAGTAAAATACCTAATGTGACTACTAGTGAGCGATATATACCAGATCTGAATATTGACAAAAACAAATAATTTATAAATGTGAAAAAAGAAATAAATACTATATTTGCTATCCAAGTAAGCATTAAAATCACCTCACTTTATAGTGCCTACTGATATTTCAAATATCTTTACTAATAAAGTAACAGCAACCCCAACAACAGCAAGAACAGCAGCTATTTCCATTCCTGTCTTAAACATGGCAGCGTAAAATCCTTTACCGATAGTAACTAGAAACTTTTCTCCCATGAAAGCCACTAATCCACCTAACAAAAGTGCTAACATTACCATTCCGGCTGTACCGGTGCCGAAGAATAGTTTTGCTATCTCAGCCATTTTAAACAATCCTCCTTTACTTCAGAATAAAGACATACTATAAAATTTAAGTTGTTTCTGTTTTCTTTTTGGATTATCTTTTCTATTTTGTTTATATCTTCTGATATGACAATTATTGAGGGGAATCCAGTAGCTAAAGAACTCCACCACGCATTAATATAGCGTTTTTCTTCAAAGAATATATTGATTCTATTTACTTTATCCTCTAATGATTTCTTGGTATTTTCGAACTCTATAAAATGGAATCTATAATCGTTAGTAAATACGTTTTTAATTGAGGCTAATCCGTCTGCTCTAAGTATTCCATAATCTACTTCCCATTCAAAAGAGTGTAGTTTCTCCCATTCCTTTATTGTATTTAGTATCCAAATGTAACCCCAGTTAACGCCTATCTTATGCTCAATCTGTCCGGGCTTAGGAGTGTTATTAATCCAATAACAATATGATTCTGTATTGCTAATTCTTGACCTCTTGAACACTTTTCCAGTTAATTTAGTCATTCTGTTTTGTGCTGATCGTAAACTAGGGAAGAATCTCAGGGCCAGTATTTGTTCCGTGGTTAAGACTTTGCATTTTTCCACTAGGTAAATCAAGGCTTTGTCTCGATGGTAGGCTTTTTGATGATTGTTTAACTTCAATTACCTCACCACCTTTGCGATTCTTCAAAAGCTTTTCGGCTTGGTCAGGTTCAAGTAATAAACATTGTACTTCCAAGCAATCTAAGCCGCACTTATATATGGCCCTTCCTTTAATAGCCGGCAAGTGAGCAGCTCTATCATTGTCTAAAACCATTCTGCTATTTATTTCGTCTGCTACAATAAAACAAACTCTTCCATGACACATGGCTTTAAATTCCCCAAAAGTATTCCACAGCTTAGAAGATGGCCTTTGAGTGGCTGCAATAATGTGAATCCCTACGAATCTTCCCATTCTGCCTAGTCTCCAAAGTAGTTCCTGTAACTTTTCATCATTTTGTAGTTCGGCTAATTCATCTATTATCAAAGTAACTAAAGGCATTTCGTAACCTTTTTCTAAATACTTTTGAACCTTCACGCATTTAGCGGACCTAAGTTGCTTTTTTCTTTTGTCCATTAAATCGTTTAACCCTTTTAAAATGTTGTAAACTTGGTCAGCTTCAGACACTACTAAAGCGTGATCTTCTAGGTATGCAAACTCTGTCTCTTTGGGGTCTATAATGACTACATAACTTTCAGGACGGTATAGCAAAATCGATACTGCAATAACATGAAGTAAATTAGATTTTCCGTAGTTAGTTTCTCCTGCTATAAACAAATGAGGAAAATCGGCTAAGTCTTTAACTATCAAGCCTTTTGAAGAAAACCCTATAGGGATAGGCAATAACATTTTAGGATATTTAGAAGCGTCAAACATAGCAAAAGGGTAGTTAGTTTTTAACTCTTCCGTTAAAGCCTCTATCAATACTTCTGTGCCTCGTTTAGTAATAAGCACAGTACCACCGATAGCGTCAGCGAATAACTGTTGTTTCTTTTGAAATTCATTAAATCCAATTCCAGGGGGCAAATGTATAAGGTAATTCCATTCTTTATCTTTTCCGTTTTCTTTAAGAATAAGAGGTTTAAAATCTTCATTCTTCCAACAAGCATCTATTACATCACTAATTGCAGCGTAAGGAGTTTTGTTTCCTTTCCGATGTATCCAGAGGTATCTTATCCTTTGCCGGAACTCTGCAGAGTTATCTTTCTTCACGCTACATCACCCTTTATCTTTTCCATAGTCTCTTTCCACGCTCTAATAAACACTACATCAAAAGCTCGCTTCTCTAACTTACCAATACGCTTGATGATGCCATGTTTCTTAATGGGCTCATAGTAATGCTTTCTATAAATTTCTAGATCTTCCAAATAGAGATTAGCGTCTGTAAACTTTTCGTAAAACAATTTAGCATTTTCGCTAGCATAGAAAGCTACTGCAGCAGTAAACTTTTCCCTACAAAGGGAATACACCTCTTCATAAGTCATCTTCTCACCACCTAGAAAAAGTTTTTTAAATCATCCACAAGCTCATCATCTTTAACTCCTGACTTTTCCGCTAAAGAATACATTTTTAATCTTTGCTCAATTAGTAATAATATTGCTTGCTCTGTACGTTCTGGAAGAGTAGGGGATAACTCTTCTTTAATCTTTACTTTTACCCATTCCGAGAAATTTACCGAATGAGCAAATTGTATTAACTCGCTTTCTTTTATATCGTTGAAATACACTGCTTTTATTTTCCGCATGATGCAACACCCATCTTATAAAATCCTTTAGCGTTGGCGAAAATAGGATCTTCAACTAATCTACAATCAAAATGAGGCTTAAGGTAATCGAATAAAATCATACCTCCACCACCTGATATTAAAGTAAGGTAAGGTTTACTCCATACTTTAGACAAATCGGCCACAATCTTTCTAGCGAACTGTTCAAAGTACATATCACCTGCATTTCCTAAATCGATTGTTCCGTACTGCAAAGTACCTGATTCTCTGTCAATATACTTTCTGTTTTTTATAGTACAGTAATTTATAGTGCGACTTCCTACATCGATTATTCTTTCAGTATTAAAGGAATCTTTAATCAATTCACCTTTATTATTTAATATCTCATTCCAATAAACTCCTGTAGATTCAGCCACAACTCCAACTTTAACTATATATTCCTTTTTGGGGGCATTATTAAGCCCTACAAAGTGCTGACCTTCTAATAATGACTTATACCTTAGCTTAGTATTTTCGTCATGCTGTGAGACTGGTAAACCGATAGTAACATTAGATTCTCCTGATATTGCAATAGCGGTTAAAAATAGCAACAAGGTCTCTTCGTGGATTTTGCTTTCTGTTGTCATTTCTCTTTGGCAATAACTTTCCTCAGCTAAGTCACCGACAAAGTATTTTTTATCTTGGTATTCCAATTCATAATTACCGCCAGTGCCTAGTTTCCTTTCTCTCCATTCACCCACAGCAGAGGGAAATGTTATTCTTTTATCTATTGTGTATAACTTAACTCCTTTTCTGCCTATGTCTATTCCGATCATGTTCACACCTCCTTTATATTTTTGTACTTACCTTTTTATTAAGGGCAAAGGATTGTATAGATAAATATATGCAGTTAGCTATATGACAATTACTATTAATAAAGCTTATACACTTAGCTTAAAGCGTAAAAATGGATGATAATGGTTAGCTATATGAAAATAAATAAGAAAGAATCACCAGTTATTACACTAATGATTCCAAAACTTAGTAGTTAATTACACGCTTGTCCCTGTGGTTAACAACTAAGGAAATAATATTCTATTGATAAATCTACATTCTTTGGATTTTCTTTTTCTCGATCTACTGTGATTTTTTTAACCAACAACTCAACTATCTCTCTTTTTTGTTCCCATGTGATGTTTTTAATTTTACCTTGCAACGATGTTAACATTTCGATAGCTGTGCTGTGCTGTGATTTTAGAAAAGATTCGTCTTTAGCCATGCTGTCTATTTCTCTTATCCTGCCTTGCAAGGAAATAATTTCGTTCGCCATCTTGTCTATTTGGATTTCAACATCTTGGATGCTTATAATCTTTTTTCTGTATAAGTCAAGTATAGATTGCTTTTCAACTTCTTTTTGCTCGATAGTTCTAATTATGATTTTTTTTTCAGATTCATGATTAACAGGCTTGATAGGTTTTACCAAAAGTAAATTTGGATTGCTTATATACATTTCAATATCATTCCAGACTAAGTTCTCTACCCACTCCTGAGCTACATTGATTGATTTACACTTACCTGAGTACTTCCCTCTATAACTATGCTTTCCATTACATACATAATAGCCCATAAGTTTACCCTTGAAACTTTTATAGTATGTTCCGATATAGGTTAAATTACAATCAGCACACTTGATTAAACCACGCAGAAGGTATTTGTGTTTACTGTTTTTGCGTGACATTATTTTATTACTTTTTAATATTACCTGTGCTTGCTCCCACACGTCCTCGGAAACAATCAAGGGCATAGAACGGTATATTACTTCTCTTTCTTTGGTAGACCGCTTGCCGTAACCGTGAATACCTTTATAGATAGTGTTCTTGATAGTATTACCAACTCTGCTAGGTTGCCATAGGCCGGAAGTGTTTTCTTTTCTCTTGCCTTTTGTAACCTTGCGACTATCTTTAGCGTAAGAGGTGGGGACGCCTAAAGCGTTGAGGTAATCAGCTATTTTAATGCTAGACATTTTTTCTTCTACTATTAAACGGTACATTAACTTAATAACATCGGATTCAGACAAATCAAAGCCAGGTAATAAATCATTGCTTACTTCCAAATACTTTTCTTTGTTCTTTAAATACCCATAAGGAACTATACCGCCTAGCCATTTACCCATCCGCGCAGCACGATTGGCGCCTGAGTTAAGACGTTCTAAAATAGTCTCTCGCTCTAAGTCTGCTACTCCTGCCAATATAGTCAACAAAAACCTTCCGCTTGGGTCTCCTGTGTCAAAAGGTTCTGTCATGCTTTTTATTTTGATTCCAAGACCTTCTAATTCATAAACAGCATTTAAGATGATTCGCGCAGAACGACCTAGCCTATCTAATTTATAGATAAGCACCGAGTTAAATTTCCCTTCTCTCGCATCGTTCATTAAGCGTTTGCCAACTTCTCTTTCCTCTAAAGAGATAGTCCCGGTAACGCCATCATCTTTATAAAACTCAATATGTCCTAATTGATGAAGGTCACAATATTTATTAGCAAACTCTATTTGATTTTCTATTGTTCCTCTTTCTGCTTGATCTTCAGAAGACACACGAACATATACTACCGTTGACATAATACCGCCTTAATTATTGATGGCTGTATTATATCCTATTTCCTTAATATTGGCTATTGGTGAAATTTTGGCAACACTAACAGCTTCTTTTATGTATTTTTTATCTGCATATACTTTGTCATTCAATACTACATATTTTACTTCGTTGTTAAAATCCACTTCCTTTACTTTCTTCATGGTAGTTTCCTCCACTTTTCTTCATCATGGATTCATTATACAGCAAACACTTGTTCGATTCCATATGTAATTCCGTTACTATTCGTGAAGAAACTGGTAATACCTTCAATTAAATTAACATTTTTTGTTAGAATTACTAATATATAATACGAAATCCCCATAAAATATGGGGACTTTTTTTAGATTATTTTTTTATTTCGCTATAAATAGTGTTTATTATCTTTTCAACCGTATCGGGGGAAATGTTTTGTTCGCTTAATTTCTTAGCCAATACAAGATAAGGTAGGCTTTCTTCCTTGGTTAAAAACGTCATGACATCATCAGGAAGTTTAATATCTGAAATGTGGGCCAGCTCTTCAAAGGTAACTGCTTTATCATCCATAAAAAACCACGAGTCAGTTTTAAGGGCTATTGCTATCTTTTCCAGAGTCTTAACAGAAGGGCGTTTCTTTCCTGACTCTATTTCAGAAGCATAAGGAGCAGATATCCCACAAGCCTCTGCCAGCTCTCCTTGAGATAAATTTCTAAGCTCTCTGACGTATTTAATTTTCTGTCCTAGATTCAAAAACAATCACCCCTTTCAATAGCTTTAGCACTTAATTATAGCACTATGTAATTATACGTCAAATGTAATAAAATACCTTCTAGCTATATAAAAAGATTTAAAAAATACTATTGACTAAATAGCAAATAGCTAATATAATATGAGTAACACAATATTTTTTTGCCCCACACTTAGCTAATTGCTAATAAAAGATGAAATCCAAAAAATAATAGCATAGGAGGTGAATAAGCTTGACACTTGGCGAAAACGTAAAGCGCTATAGAAAGCAAAGAGGACTTACTCAAAAGGAAGTAGCTTTAATAGCTGGTATTTCCGGGGCCACAGTATCTGAGATTGAAAGCGAAACCAAGCCCCCAAGCATGAAGATGTTAAAAAAACTAGCTACTGCTCTAAGATGCACTCCCGCTGATCTACTGAAGGAGGACTAGGATGCAAACTATCGCCAAAGAAAAGAACGCAACTATCAGGAGGATTTACTCTCCTGATAAAACCAAAACGGAACAACTATCCAAGATATTGCTAAAAATCGCATTAGGAGGTAAGGCATGAACGGTTTAATCCAAGTCAAACACGATGGAGATAAGCAGACAACGAGCGCAAGGGAACTATGGGAATTCTTAGACAAACCGCACGGCGAATTTATGAAATGGTTTTCAAGGTACTCGGACTATGGATTCACCAAAGGCAGTGACTACAAGGTTATCGACGGATTAGTCGAAAACCTCATGGGCGGTAGACCTTCGACGGACTATGAAATCACCCTCGATATGGCTAAAGAATTAGCAATGCTTCAAAAGTCCGAAAAGGGGAAAGTTGCTAGACGGTATTTTCTCGAACTGGAAAGACGCTGGAACTCACCCGAAGCACTAATAGCCAGAGCCTTAAAGATGGCAGACAAGAAATTACTTGAATATCAAAACCAGCTAATCGAACTACTACCCAAAGCAGAATACTTCGACGCACTTGTTGACCGTAACCTACTTACTAGCTTTAGAGACACGGCAAAAGAACTTCACGTCAAAGAACAAGCCTTTATTTCATGGCTTAAAGAAAATAAGTACATCTACAAGGACGCAAAAAAGAAATGGTGTCCATACGCAAAACACACTCCTGATTTGTTTCAAATAAAAGAATCAGTCAATGGAAAATGGACAGGGACACAAACTTTAATCACTCCAAGAGGGAGAGAGACATTTAGGTTATTGCTAGGGAAGGAGTTAGCAAAAGCATGAAGCCAGTAACTATGTATGAATGTCCTTTTTGCCAAAAGTTATTCAGAACTCCTAATAGACATAATTGCAGGCGAGATCCAGCTAAAACGAATTGCTATTCCTGCGAGCATTGGGGGCATGAATTTTATCTCGAATTTCATAGATACGATTGCGATCCAGATATAAAAGGCGCTCCCGAACTTGCTTGTCTTAAGCATGAGACAAGTGACGTAGAATCGGCACACGCTTTTATGAGGGAAATGGGATGGCGTTTAAACTGTCCTGATTACAAATTAAAAGATACTAAATAGAGAGGGGGTAAAGGTATGAAATCCTGTATTGATGTATCTAGGAAAGAATGCAGAGCCTTGCCTAATTGCTATGTTAAAAAGTATTGCTCTGATTGCGAGCAGGAAGGATGTGTACTCTGTCCTTACTTCGGATGTGAAAAGAACGTTATTGATGATAAGAAAATAAAGAGAGTGAAGTAACCCCCTATATAGGTAGAAAGGAGAAACCATGCCACCACGCAACAGAAGAAGGGAGAAACGCAAAGCAGCCCAAGCCAAAGCAGAGCAAATCTACATTAACAAAGCAAACCAATTCTATGCTCGCAAACAGGCGATAAAAAACGATTGGGAGAGAGGGAGGAAACTATGTCAGAACGCATTATCCAATTAGCAAATGAGCTAATAGAAGAAGTTCAAAAAGCAGGGTATCAACTTGTAAATGAATATACTCACGAGGACGGAAGAACTTTCAACCTAGGCAAAATGGAAATAATTTTATTTGACCACATAAAAGATACCGTTGCTGTTGGCAACGTTTGCGGCAAGTGGGAAGTTAAAGGAAAGCTCACCACTAAAGTATGGGAGGGACAACATGAATAGCATATTGCTTTTCACACTATGTTTTATCTCATATACCGTATTTATATATTATTGCGGTTGGATGTTCCGAGACGGGCGAGCTGAAAAAGAGATAAAAGGATTACTCAAGCTTTGCAAAAAGGCGGAACAAGAGCATATCAGGACTACTTATGACAATCAAGGGAGGGTAAGAAATTGAGAGAGATTAGATTCAGAGGTAAGCGTGTAGATAATGGCGGGTGGGTATATGGAGATTTAATACAACCGCAATCACTGCAATACAAAGGAACAAAGTGGATAAGCAATACCGACAATGCAAACTACGGAGAGAAGTATCCAGTTATTCCCGAAACAGTCGGACAGTTTACAGGACTTCACGACAAGAACAACGTCCCGATATATGAGGGGGATGTAACTACAAGGATTAACGATAACCCAATATGCCTTTCAAGTGGGGAAAAGAAATATCCTAGTTGGATTATAGACTTCCAATACGGAGGATGGCATTTCGAGAGTAATCCCGCAAGCCCATCAATCTCATATCCATCATTTTATAGTAATGCTAAGTACATGGAAGTAATCGGCAATATTCACGACAATCCAGAAATAAAAAAAGCCAACTAAAAGTCGGCAAAAGAAAATATTCACCTTGAATTATAACATGAGAGACGGAGGGAAAGCAATGTTACAAACTGCCATAGACAAATTATTAGAAGGCGAAGATGCCTTTTCAAAAATAGAAATTCTAAACGAACTAACCGACCAATTAGCCGACAAAGACCACGTTAGCAACATCAGAGTAAAGCTAATGCAGGAAGTCCAAGACATAGCATCCGAGTTTGATATTTGTCCAGAGTGTGGATGTGATTACGTATATTGCAAGGGAATCAAGCGTTGTCCATGCGGAAGGAGAAGCGACAATGAATAAATGCCAACATTGCGGAAGGGGAATAGAAAGCGGAGACTTATGCGACACCTGCAAAGCTATGTTTGATGTTATCGAAGATCCAGAGAGCTACACAAGCCTAAAAGTGAGGGTCAACTATGATTAAACTTTATGAATTGACAGAAGCATATGAAAACATACAAAGGCTAATCGAATATGGCGACCTTACGGACGAAGAACTAACTAATGTTATAGACACGCTAACTGGCTCAATCCAAGAGAAAGCCGGAAACATAGTCTTAATGATGCAGAACATGGATGCAGACATAGAAGCCCTTACAGCAGAAGGAAAGCGGTTATACAGTCGCAGGGTAGCCTTACAAAACAAACGTGACAGACTTGAACAATATCTTGAGGATAATTTTAAGAGAGTAGGCTTAGACAAAGTAAAAACAACTACTCACACCATAACCATACAAAATAATCCTCCAAGTATAGATGTTATCAACTCTTCTAAAGTGCCTAAGAAATACAAAGTGCAAGAGTGGAAGTTAGATAGGAAAAAGATGCTTGAAGATATTAAAAACGGCTTAAAGGTACGAGGGGCAAGGATGATCCAAACCCAAGGGATAAGGATTAGATAGGAGGGATAGCGTGAAATCAGTTGAGCAAATAGAAAAGCAACTTAAAGCACCATTTAACCCATGCGATATAGAGTGGCGTATAGGCTCTACAAGCGGAGATAAAACAAGAGGACTAGCGTTGGCTTACGTCACTAACAGGGCGATAATGAACCGCTTAGATGAAGTGTTCGGAATAGCAGGATGGAGAAACGAATATACCGACTGGAAAGGCAAGGGCGTCTTATGTGGAATCACTTGTCAAATTGGTAGTGAATGGCTTACCAAATGGGACGGAGCAGAAGAAACCAACATGGAATCTACTAAAGGCGGTTTGTCGGACGCCATGAAGCGAGCAGGGTATCAATGGGGAATAGGACGTTATCTTTACAACCTAGTTTCTCAATGGGTACCGATAGAGCAAAGAGGGAAAAGTTATTTTATCAAATCCGGGCAAGAGCCAAAACTTCCCGTATGGGCATTGCCTGAAGGATACAAATATGAGGACTTAGCCAATAATGCAATCACCAAAAAACAACAGGAAGAACTATTTGCAGTATCAAAAGGAAAAGAGGAACAAGCCAAAGTTATCTTAACAAAGTACGGATACAAAATGTCCAAGGATATTCAACAAGACCACTTTAAGGATATTTGCGAAGAAATCAGGAGGGCAACAAATGCTTAATAAATTTATTGGGATTGGCCGACTCACAAAGGACCCCGAATTACGCTATACCCCAAACGGAAACGCAACATGCTCATTTACTTTAGCTTGTGCCGTCAAATGAAGGACGCACAGGGCAATAAGCAAACCGACTTCCTGAACGTGTCTGTACCGCCTTACAGGGGCAAACTAGCTGAATTATGCGCTGAATATCTTAATAAGGGGAAGTTGGCAGCAGTTGAAGGTTCGGTTGAGGTTAGATCGTTTGACGGCAAAGATGGAAAGAAAGTTTACATCACCGAGATATGTGCCGAATCAGTCAAATTCTTATCACCCAAAGATAATCAACCGAACCAATCAGGCCCTTATCACGAAGTAAGTTTAGATTCAGACATCCCATTTTAGGGGGAAATATGATACCCAAACCTAAACGCATCAAAAACAAAAAACTGTTAGATCACATACGCCATAACGGATATAACCGTTGCCAAATATGCGGAACAATACCAAGCCAGACGCACCATATAAAAAGCAAAGGTTCTGGCGGTTATGACATATCAGAAAACATAGTCAGATTGTGTACTAAATGCCATATAAAAGCTCACGCTGGCAAATATCCTGATTCGACTTTTATATGGTTGGCGTATGACAGGATAAGAGAGGAAGAGGAATAGAAATGACATTAGTAAAATGTGATATGACAGATTGTATTAATAACACAAGAGAATTTATTTGTTCGGCGACATCAATTTCTTTTAGCCTTAATAACTGGGAGCCTTGCGATGGCTACAAAAGCATTGTTGAAACAGACGAGTATAAAAGCAAATATTACAAAGCTGTCATGGAAGAAGGAGTTCCCTACAAGAAATTATCTCATGGTAAAAGAATTGAGCTTTACGGCAGAGTGTTCTATACCGAGGAAGATACACGCTTTGATGGTAATTACTATTTGACAGATGAACAAAGCGGATACCTCACATCCCTAGAGTTATTAATAAAGGTAATGACCGAGAAACCGGAAGAAGCAATTAAAACGATGGATGATGTTGGAGCCGTGATTGACCTTCCAGACTACGAAGAAAAAACTAATTAGGAGGGTAAGGCAATGAGGGAGATAAAAGCCGACAACATTACTTTACATTTTAACGAATCGGACAAGCCCCAGTTAAACCTCTCCCTCACTATGTCACGCCACGAAGCCATACAAGCCTTTAAATCATTTAAAGAAGTAGTGGCAAAGGGTAAGTTGCTAAACGTGGATATAAAGCAACACAGAGCCAAGAGAAGCCTTGATAGCAACGCATATGCTTGGTTACTTATGAACGAGATCGGAAACGTATTACGCACAAGTAAAGATGAAGTATATCTATCCATGCTCAAGCGTTACGGTCAATCATCTGTAGTAAGTGTAATTGATAAAGCAGTAGACACCTTCCGCAAATCTGTTAAGTATTGCGAGGACATAGGCGAAGCTGATATGGGCGATAAGCATTTTATCCACATCAAGGTATTTATGGGTTCGAGTGAGTTCGATACACGCCAAATGAGCGTGTTCATAGATGGTATTGTAAGCGAATGCAAAGAGTTAAATATAGAAACCCTACCCCCTGCCGAGCTTGAACGGATGAAAACGGAGTGGGATAAGAAAGGATGATTAGAGAATGATAAACAATTTATGCAAAAAAGCACATGCCAACGCGAAAAATATGTGTTTGGAAATGAACCTGGCTAAAATGTATTCGGCATTATCTCAATTAGGTTCTGCAGAATGGCCGAAAATTGAAATGTCAAGGGAATATGCCGCAGGGCTATTTGATGGGGAAGGGCATGTTGGAGTCTGCAAGCACAAGAGGAAAACTGGCACGATGCAATACTTGACAAGGGTGCAAATAGCCATTAAGCAAAAAGAACTACTTGAGCCATTTGTCTACTTTGGCGGCAGTATAAAAAAAGTTGATGCTGCGAGATGGAACAAGAACGCTGGCGTAATTCATAAATGGACAATTCATAATAAGGAGGCCCAAAGATTTTTATTGGCGATTCTTCCATCATTAAGAAACGAGGATAAAATCTATTCAGCTAAATGTGTTTTAGAAATGGAATTCTTAAGGAAAAGACCAGGAGGGAACGTAATTGATACCTCGAGAGTTCCAAAACAAGAATTCTTATATAGGGAAACAATCAGAACAAATTCTAGGAGAGGCAAATTTGAAGAAATAAATCAAGAAGACGACCTGGCCGAGCTAACAAAATTGCTTAATGAGAATACGAAAATGACAAATTCGAAAATCCCAGACGACGTATTTGCAGACACAATAATCCGTATCTTTGACACTTGCGGCCATTACGGAATAGACCTAGAACAAGCTATAGAAATAAAGATGAAGTATAACGAATCACGGCCTTATAAGCACAACAAGGTGATATAGGAGGTAATAAGGATGGCTAATAAATACACCTGCCCCCATTGTGGAGCAATAGGATATAGCTCATACGAAGATACACCATGCGGAGAGTGTGGTAAAAGACCGAGTGAAGATAAGGAGGATGTAAAGTGATAGCGATATATGACCAAAAAGCCAAAAAAGTTCAGAGGGCAGATATATTTAAGGCTGATGAAGTTGCTGTTATTTGTACTACGGATGAATATGAAGTATGCACAGTAGACTATGACACCGAATCCCAAGCCCAATACGTCCTAGACCAAATAGCTTCAGCCATAGAACGAGGGGATAAGCTGTATAGGATGCCGAGTGTGGAGGAAGTGGAGAAGATACTCGAAAATAAAGTGTGTGATTGTGAGTCATGCGAATTTCAGTATGGAGGATTTAATGAGTTTCCGTGCGATAAATGTAACCCTAACAATGTGTATTGGCAACCTAAAGATAAGGAGTGAGAATATGGAGCATTTTTATATAATCTCTGAATTACACCTCGTTGATAGCGGATATGAATTTCACGAGGATGATAACGTAAAAGTAAAAACGACAAATGGTAGTGTTTTTGTAGCTCAGATAGTGGAGATTAAGCAAAAAGAAATAACGCTTACTTTTAACGATTATATTGATGGCGAAGTGACAATAAACTACGACGATATTGACAGTATCGAGATGTTGGAGGGGTGATCTCCTAAATGGCAGGATGGATAAAAGGATGGGCGGATTGTTCCGTGTGTGGTGATAAAGCACACAACTCACACCCTCATTGCCTCACTGACAAAGGAATCTTATGTTGGGACTGTGGATTTAAAGCGGGAGAGATTAGTGGAAGAGAGTACCTTGATTGTTCTGGAGTTTACCTAGATAGTTTTCATGCTGCCGTAGATCCGCAAGGGGAAATAATAATTTGGATGGGTAAGCCAACTCCGCCTTGGGAAAGAAATAGTAAAGATTACAGACGTACAGCCTTATACCAAGGGTGGAGAAAAACAGTATTTGAGAGAGATAACTACACTTGCCAAGACTGTAAACAGCACGGAGGAAACCTTGAAGCCCATCATATTAAAACAGTCGTTAAACATCCTGATTTATGCCACGTTGTAGATAATGGCATAACGCTATGTAAAAAATGTCATAAGAATAGGCACCGGAAAAAGGTTGGTGATAAGTAAATGGCGCGACCAAAAAAACAAACAGTAGACTATTTCCCTCATTACTGCTCCCATGGTAAGACTATGTTTATCCTTGAACAAAAGTATGGCAATGATGGTTACGCTTTTTGGTTCAAGTTACTAGAAATAATAGGTAGTACCGAGGGGCATTATATCCGGCTTGAAAACATACCTGATTGGGAGTTTCTACAGGCGAAAACTCATTTAGACGGTGATAAATGCAAAGAAATATTAGATTTACTATCTCAACTAGGAGCAATAGACACTGAATTATGGGAGCAAAAGATAGTGTGGTCAGACAACTTCTTAAAGCATATTGCCGACGCTTATAAGAATCGAAGGGTAGAAATGCCAATTAGACCGAGTTTCTACAGACAGAAACCTAAGCTAGAACCAGTTTCTACAGAGATAAATCCGCAAACTAAACTAAAGGAAACTAAACTAAAGGAAACTAAAGTAAATTATGCAAAATATGTTTCTATGTTTCCTGAAGAGTATCAAAAACTCTGTGAAGAGTTCGGTGAAGAGTTTATTAAAGAAAAGATAGAGGACCTAAACAACTGGAAGGGCGGAAAAGGCAAGAGGACTAAAGATGATTATTTAACCATCAGAGCGTGGATTAGAAAAGACAAGAAGGGAGAAAAGAATGAAATCAATAGCGGAAATAGTTGGCAATCAGACCCCTACCTTTCCAAGCTCGTCAAATGAACACGGAGTATATAACGTTGGCTATAGATTAACACAGGACAAGCAGTACCAATGCGACAAATGCCAAGATCGAGAAATTGTAATAATAGACGGACAAACAGCAATACCGTGTGATTGTAAAGCTAAAAAAGCAGTATCAAGACGTTTAAGGGCTTCGGGACTTACAAAAGAACAACTGAGTTATAAAATCGAGGACTATAAACTTACCGACAAAAACAAAATGTTACTCGAAGGAACAAAGAGATATTTACAATCATGGACAGAGCGAATCGGTACTAATAGTCCAAACAAAGGTTTTTGCATGGTCGGCAGCGTTGGAATCGGCAAAACAATGTTATCCTCAATAATTGCAAAAGATATGCTAGATAAAGGAATACCAGTTGTCTTTATATCCTCGACTGACCTAATGGCTGAACTAAGACAAGCCCAATTTACAGAGGATAACGGAATAGAATCCAAGATTGATACATTAGCCAATGCACCAGCCTTAATATTAGATGATGTAGGCAAAGAAAAACCAACCGAATGGGTACAGTCGATGTATTATCGTTTGATTGATTTAAGATACCGTAACAACCTTCTGACAGGGTTTACATCAAACTACTACCCCAAACAACTTCAAGACAGATTAGGTGAGTTTGGCAATGCGACAGTATCCCGACTTTTAGGTATGGCAAAAGACTTTATTTTAGTCTCAGAGGCTGATGATTGGAGGATAAAATGAAAAAACTAACATCCATCATAATAACCTTAATAATAGGCACAATCCTATTTATGGCATACCAACTATATCAATTTAATAAAACGGCAATCGAGACTAATGCACAGAGTATTAAATCAGATCAAGCAATTCTAAAAGAGATTAAAGAATTAAAACTACAGTCAGAATCTACCGGAATGGAATATCACGCCATGAAGGAAGAAGTCACAGAACTTCTTGATGTTCTCGGAGTAGGTGAAATAGAAATGCCTTATATGGATGTTTACGACCTCGCCACAATTATAGACAACGAAGCAAGGAATCAGCCTTTAGCCGGGAAAATCGGAGTGGGGGCGGTAGTAATGAACAGGGTAGAAAATGATAGATTCCCTAATTCAATCAGAGAAGTGATTTTATCCCCTGGACAGTTCGCCCATCTAAGATATGTTGAAGTATTACCCGAAAGTTTACAGGCTGCCAAAGTAGCTTTAAAAGGCTATGACCCTACAGGGGGAGCGATATACTTCTATAATCCAGAAACGAGTACAAGTAAGTGGATATTTACCCGAAAGAAGATATTACAAATTCAAGATCATGTGTTTGCGAGGTGAGGGGATGAAATTCCTAGACTTCTTTTCTGGAATCGGCGGCTTTCGTCTCGGTATGGAACAAGCAGAACATACATGTGTAGGACATATCGAAATAGATAAATACGCTAATAAATCCTATGAAGCCATGCACAACCCAAAGGAGGAATTTCATGCAACAGACATTAGAGATGTTCAGCCCGGAGATTTACCCCAAGCAGACTGCTACTGCTTTGGATTTCCTTGCCAAACTTTTTCCGTTGCTGGAAAGCGAGGAGGCCTCGAAGATACACGAGGCACTTTATTCTTTGAAGTCATGCGGTTGGCGAGAATACGAAAACCTAAATATCTTTTCGCTGAAAACGTTACCGGACTTCTTTCCCACGATGGAGGAAAAACTTTTGGAACAATCCTCAACGCTTTGGGGGAATTGGGGTATTGGTACGAGTACCAGGTGCTTAACTCTAAGAATCACGGAGTCCCACAAAACCGAGAAAGGGTGTTTATTATCGGACATCTTAGAGGATCAAGTGACAGAAAAGTATTTCCTATCTCGGGAACAGGTAAACCGCCTGGTGCTAGCATAAAAAGAATAGCTCACAGCAAAAATTATCGTAGAGTATATCAAACATATAGTACCGACAGTAGCACAGAAGCATTAGATACTATGCAAGGCGGGGGAAGGCAACCGTGTGTGATGATAACTGAAGCTACTAAACAAGGATACGATATAGCAAACGAAGGTGACAGCATAAACCTTGCAGTGCCAGGAAGTGAAACGAGAAGAGGTAGAATTGGAAAAGGAATTGCAAACACACTTGACACTTCCTGTAATCAAGGGGTGTTAGTGAAAGGTCCTGATGATGTCTGCAACACAGTTCGAACAGGTGGCAAAGGAAGTCTGACACAAAAGCATAATTGGGATGTAATAAACGATGGAGTAAGAATTCGCAGACTAACCCCAAAAGAATGCTTCAGACTCCAAGGCTTTCCTGATGAATATTTCGAGAGGGCGGCGAGTGTAAATTCAGATTCACAGCTTTATAAACAAGCAGGAAATTCCGTCACCGTCCCTGTTATCCGAGCAATAGCAGAAAGGTTGAGTATATGAATAAATACCATAACAAAAAAACCGTTATAGACGGAATAACCTTTGATTCCAAGAAAGAAGCTCAAAGATATGCCGAGTTAAGGCTATTAGAAAAAGCCGATGAAATAAACTGTCTCGACCTTCAACCAAAGTTTACGCTTCAAGAGGGCTTTAAGAAAAACGGGAAAGCATACAAACCAATAACGTATATTGCTGACTTTATGTACTGGGATACTAGACTAAAGACAACAGTAGTCGAAGATGTAAAAGGGGTAAAGACAGAGGTATTTCGGATTAAACAAAAAATGCTTGAAGCTAATTATCCAGACCTAACATTAACTTTGATATAGGAGGGCAATATGATCTGCTGTATATGCGGTAAAGAAATAGGTGAATCCTTAGCTCGTAAATGGCCTGTATGCAAAGATCCAAAATGCGGACGTGAAATAGATAAACTAAAATCAGCTAAATCACAGGCAGATTATAAAAAACGAATAAGGGCAGATACACAGGAAAGACGAGCAAAGATAGCTAAACTAAAAAAGGAACTCCCTGATAAAGATACATTTGCTATAAAATACGCAACTTTAAAAACTAACCAAGCTATGGCGAAAGAATACAAACTTCTTGGAGCAGACATAACGCAGTATAGAATAGAATTATTCGGGGAGTTACCGCCAAAAGAAGTGCAAAAGTTAGGCAGGGAGCTAGCCAACCCTCGTAAAGAAATCGAATTAAAAAGAGTGCCCATAATCGTAAAAGTGTACAATGTTAAAAACCTTGAAGCGTATCGGGAAGGGTTAAAACAAAATAAACATATAGAGGACAGTAACCTAGAGTTTGAACGAACGGAATTAGCCAACGAAATAGCGTTATGTAATAAAAGTGAAATATTGTTGGAGGTGTGAGAATGATGGATGATACAGGTGCAAGAAGGTTAATGGCAGCGATACTACATCAAGCATATAAAGATTATACCGCAGACGAATCCTGTAATGAATCCTGCCAGTACTTTGAGGATTGTGAAGCTAAATTAAATGATGCTGACGCCTGCGACGCAAAAAAGTTTATCCATTCTGCGTGGTGTGCGACGCTTTGTGACGAAATGGATATAGATAATGGCGAATATATAAGGGCCTGCATTAAAAATCACAGTTTGAGCAAAAACATATATCGTTATGTGGAATCTGAAATAAAAGCATATCCGAAAACCAAAAAAGAATTAGAACATAGAAAAGGCGATATAATATTCAATGCTCCAATAGCACAGGAGATAAGGGGAACAGATATTGGAGATGTTACTGCTAACAAAGCGTTAAAAATTGGCAGTGATAAGCATATTAAACGAATGGAACAAATAATAAAAGCCATAGAGAAGGTCTACAATAACTTAGGGCAAGACAAGAAAATGGTTATGAATAATCTATGGACAAGTAAATATCAGGATAAGGGAATGGCAAGTAAGGTAAGCGTAGACGAACGAACGATAAGAAGATGGAGGGTAGAAATTATATATTCAACAGCAATCGAATTAAAGTATTTATAGAATGTCCAAAAATGTCCACTTAGAGCCATTTTAATAGTATATAATGATAGTGTGACAAACTGTGAAGGGGCTGCAAGTGCAGTCCTTTTGCTTTGTATTTAAAAGTATTGGTGGCTGAAAGTTTGGGGGTAGGGCGAAAGCAGCTTAAACAGAGATGTTTGACCACCAGCATAAAAATTGGTGGTTTAGTCGAAAGAGAATCCGAGCGACAGAAGGTGTCCAATTTATTTAAAACGGCAGATTCCGCCAAAGACCTGACAAACTTAAATATAATTCTGTTTATTCTATGCAAGTACCCTGTGTAGCCAATAAGTGAACGTGCGAGACAAGATTGTTCTGCCAATACTTCTTTTACCCTCCTCTCTTTTGGGGGAGGTTAACTCCGTCCCTATTTTAATATTGAGGTGATAATATGGAGCCGTCTTATCCATGGGGAGAATATATACCAAAGAAAAAGCCGCTTTATAGCGACTTAGCTTTTTACATCCAGCTTACGATCATATCTCCATCACTTCCGCGGGCCTTTAGGATGTACTCCTTAGACTCTCTCCACCCTGTAGAGACAGAGTATAGACTAAGATGTGGGTAAAGACCTTTTAAGGTTTTGAGTATCTGATCGTCCGATAAGGTTTTAGCCTGACTATAGTTAAGCTTAATGTTCATTTTATTTATCCTCCAATACTTTATTACGGATATACTCAATATACTCTTTAACTTTAGCGTGTTCTTTATCTGTGAGCAGAAATGTTTTTCTTTTTGCATCTTTGGGAGCGACTTTTTTTGCGCCAGCTCCGGGGCGTTGGCCGCCCCATTGCTTTGTTTTGTCTTTTGTCATGTCATACTCCTTATCTAGTGCCAAGATAGTTAATAACTATATTACCAGTTCCGTCGTCAGTCAGTGTATAAGCGGTTTTTTCGTCGCATGCCGTAGCTGTCCATTGTTCGCTCTCTAGGGTAATTTCATCAATTACTAAATTATCCATTTCGGGCGAGTGGTCCGCTTTCCAATCCTCAATCATTTCTTTAAAATCATCTTTATTGTATCCCGTTTTATGTCCTGCTCTGATTTCCGCTAAAACATTTTGCTTTACCTGGTGCTCATCTCCCAAGTCACAGGTTAAATTTTCGTTTATTCGTTCCCATATTTCACCTTCGTTAATTCCAAATTCTTCGGCTAGTTGGACTACTTCGGCAGCGTCCTTTTCGTTGTCGGAGATATACTCTTCCCACCAGCCAAAATCATCTGAGGACATTTCGTGCTCTTCGGTTTCGTGGTTATAGGTTGTTGCATCGTGGTTGCCTAGTAAGTCGCCAGTCCATTCGATTCCGTTAGTTCCTATAGCTCTAAGTTCCTTGAGTTCGCCTGTTCCATTAATTCTAATTTCCATTTTTGAACTCCTTTTGGCTCGTTGCCTTACCGCAACCGCAACCTTTAACTTGATCTAAGTCTATTATATCAAGTATTAAATTGATTGTCAACACATAAATCAAATAAATATTAAATATATTTTTAAGGTGGTGCATTATGTGCGATCATTACCAACCTATAGACAAAAACTCAAAGAGGAATTGCACAAACTGCCACCGATGGGCCGGGAAAAAGTGTAGGGATGAACATATACTACTAGCCGAGCATGAGAAGAGATATAAGAGCCTGGAATATATGATGAAAGATAATAAAGGAGCAAGGATAGAGGGGTGAGACTAGATGGCTAAGAGCAAATGGCCAGAAGTAAAAGAAAAGTTAATACTGGTTGAGGCTTGGTGTCGTGACGGACTCACCGAGGAACAGATAGCTAACAAGCTTGGTATTAGCAGAGCGACGCTTGAAATATACAAGAAAGAACATCAAGACTTTTTAGACACCCTAAAAAGAGGTAAAGAAGTTATAGATATCGAGGTCGAGAACGCACTTCTTAAAAAAGTAACAGGATACAACGCAGAGATTAAAAAAACATTTAAGGTAAAAGAAGTTTATTACGACAACGAGGGGCACCGATGCGAAAAAGAACATTTAGAATCTGCAATAGACGAAGTCCATATACCGGCAGACACAACAGCACAGATATTTTGGCTGAAGAACCGCAAGCCTAAAGAGTGGAGAGACAAACAAGAAGTCCAACACTCTGGAAGTGTCGGGGTAACAATAGTTGATGACTTATGATAAAAGTAAGCGAAAAAATATTACCTAGCTTTTATGAGTTTTGGAAAGCCTGTAAAAACCCAAACATATTAAACCTTGTTGCCAAAGGTGGAAGAAACTCCAGTAAGTCAACAACCATATCTATTAGGATGATATATAACCGAATGAAATATCGCTCTCATGGATTAGTCATAAGAAAAATTGACAAAACATTAAGAAGATCATGCCGAGAACAGTTAATATGGGCTATATTACATTTAGGAGTACAAGACACCTGGCATTGGAGCAACACACCAAGCGGAGATATGACTTTAAGGTACACGCCGACAGGAGCGAGCATATTCTTTGAAGGTGCAAACAATCCTGAAAAGATAAAGTCCTACAAAACATCAGACATGCCAGTTACTGATGTATGGTTTGAAGAACTAGTTGAGTTTAAAGCCGAAGAAGAAATTAACACTATTACAAATTCTTTTTTGCGTGAAGAATTGCCCGAAGGACTTTTTTACAAGTTCTTTTTTTCGTATAATCCACCAAAAAGAAAGCAATCATGGGTTAATAAAAGATATGAGTCAGCAGTTATACCGAAACACACTTATGTGCACCATAGTGACTTTAGAGATAACCCTTATGTATCGAGTTTTTTTATTCAAGAAGCTGAACATGTTAAACAAACAAACGAACGAAGGTACAAATGGGAGTACCTAGGAATGCCAATAGGCAGCGGAGTAGTTCCGTTTGATAACTTAGTGTTTAGAAAAATAACAGATGAAGAATACGCTTCTTTTGACAACATCCGGCAAGGAAACGACTGGGGCTATAGCGTAGACCCTAATGCGTTTGTTAAATGGCATTATGACAAGACCCGAAAAATTATTTATGCCATGGATGAGATATATAAAATTAAATTAAGCAACGAAGACTTAGCTAAAGAGATTAAACAAAAAAATGCACACACAGTCAAGACTATAGCAGATTCGGCAGAACCAAAAAGCATAGCACAGCTTAAAACATTAGGCTGTAACTTTATTGGAGCCAAAAAAGGACAGGGATCTGTAGAGTATGGCGAAAAGTGGCTTGATGAACTAGAAGGGATAGTAATAGACTCTGAAAGAACCCCAAATATATCTAAAGAGTTTGATAATATCGACTACAAAACAGACAAGGACGGTAATCCTATACCAAAACTTGAAGATACAAACAACCACGTTATCGATGCCACTAGATACGCATTTGAAAACGATATGGAGCATAGCAAACTAGAATTTTTGAGGTGATGAAATGATTACAAACCAAGACTTAGCTAATATGCAAATTACCCAGGGGATAATAACAAATGAACAGATAATTAAAGAGCTCATACAAACTCACGACACCACAGATATGGAAACAGGCGACGCTTATTACCATAACAAAAACGACATCAAGAAAAGACAAATATATTATTATCTAAACGAAGTTAAACAAGTAGACAAAGACGCGACAAATCATAGAATACCTCACAACTTTCATAAATTATTAGTAGATCAAAAAGTAAGCTATCTTTTAGGTAAGCCAATTGTAATAACTGCAACGCCTCCACTATACGAACAAACATTAAACGAAAGACTAGATGAAAAATGGGACGATGTATTACAAGAGATAGGCAAAAACGCGTCAAACAAAGGTGTCGAGTATTTGCATCCTTACATCACTCCTGAGGGTGATTTTGATTATGTAGTTATACCGGCAGAACAAGCAATACCAATTTATGAGACAGAGTACGAAAAGGACTTAGTTTACTTCTTAAGGTATTACCCTTTTATTGTTAACGGAAGAGAAACAGCAAGAGCAGAATGGTGGGATAAAGAACAAGTCACATTTTATATTCGCAATGGCAGCGGATTGTTTGAAATGGAATTGCCTGAAGAAGGGAAAACCAATCCCGAGTCTCACTTTTATTACAACAATAGCGGATACGGATGGAAAGCAGTTCCGTTTATCGCATTCAAAAACAATGAAGAGAAATATGGCGATCTAAAATACTACAAAGAAATAATTGACATATACGACCTTATTAACAGTGATGTTTCAAACGATCTAACCGACATTCAAAAACTAATCTATATCCTCAAAGGTTATGCCGGCACTTCACTTGACGAGTTCATGCACAACATAAGAAGGTATAAAGCTATTAAAGTAGATGGTGGCGATGGAACAGGGGTAGACACATTATCTGCCACGGTACAAATTGAAGCCATAGACAGCTTCTTAGACCGCTTAGAAGAAAACATATTCCTATTCGGTCAAGGAATAAATATGAAGTCTGATAAGTTTGGCAACTCCCCATCTGGAATAGCCTTAAAATTTCTTTATTCTTTACTGGATCTAAAATCTAACATCATGGCAAGAAAGTTCTCGTTTGCGATAAAGAATTTTACTTGGTTCCTGACTGAATACCTGGCTTTATCCAACAAGGGAGTTTACGACAATAGCACAGTTAAAATAACCTTTACTAAATCAATGCTTATCAACGATAAAGAAATGGTTGAAATAGGATTGCAAAGCAAAGGGATAATCTCAGACGAAACTATTATAAGTAATCATCCTTGGGTAGAAAATACAGGCGAAGAACAAGAAAGAATTAAAGCTGAAAGAGAAGATACTGTCGATTTGGATTTAGAGAACGGTGAAGAATAATGCCTGAAACCTTAATACTTTTAGGTGAGAAATTAACTCTATTTGTAACTATACCCATAGCAATACTAATGATTGTGTATGTAATCATTAAGAGGTGATACCTTGTTAACTAAAAAACTAACAGAAGCCGAGAAAAGACTTGCAAGAATAGAAAAGGGATACGAACGAGAGCTTATCAGAGCCTACACAAGCTCGTTAAAAGAAGTTCGTGGCATGATTGGCTTAGCTTATGAAAAATACGGTTCTAGCGGTTCATTATCCTTTGCGGAAATGCAAAAGTATAACCGATTAACTGACTTAGAAAAAAACATAAGCGAACAAGTCAGAATTATAACTTCTAAAAATTCGCTCACATTAAAAAAAGGATTAGGAGAACAGTTTGCCGAATCGTACTACACAACAGCATATGCTTTAGAGTCTACAGTACAAGCAAAGTTGTCTTATGGGCTATTAAACCCTAAAACAATAGAGGCAAGTGTCAATAATCCCTTAGACAGAGTGGGCTTTTTGCAAAGAAACAGAGACAACCAAGCAAGGCTAGCACGACAACTAAGGGAAGAGTTAACAAGAGGGTTAATACAAGGTAAAGGATTTCAACAAACCTCGAGAGAAATAAAGAAGCGAATGGACGTAGGGGCTACAAACGTTTTAAGAATAGCCAGAACAGAATCACACAGGGTTCAATCTGTTGGACGCTTACAGAGCCTTAAACAGGCTTCTGATGTGGGTGTAGTGATAAAAAAAGTATGGGTAGCTACTCTTGACGGAAGAACAAGAGATACGCACCAAGAACTAGATGGTGTAAAAATTGAAAATGATGAACAGTTTGAAATCAGGGGAGTTAAAGCAGAGGGTCCGGGGCTTTTTGGAATCCCAGCCGAGGATATTAACTGCCGATGTTCAGTAAGGGCAGAAATAGAAAATTACAGTCCAGAGTTCAGGCGTGTCAGAGGTGAAGGTATAATCCCCTACACTAATTACAACGATTGGAAAAAAAATAGGCTATAGGCGATATTTATAACTGTATTGCATAAATAATAGCAAATAGCATAGAATTGTAAAAAGGAGGGGTGGAAATGTCATACAAGGAAAAAGGAGAAAAAATGCAGGAAATAGGTAAAAAAACACAAAGGTTAGGAGGAATATTAACTGTCTTAATTACTATACCTATTGCTCTAACAATTTTCTTCGGTCCAGCAGGAGCGGTAATAGGTGGAGTGATATTTATTGCAGGATTGGTGGGAGTGCTCAAGAAAAAGGATGATAAAAATGTCCCACAAGATAGAGTTTCCTGAGGTTGGTATAATTCGAGAGCTAATTAACTTAGTAAGAAAAATATACCAACACGAACAATGCCCGAATGCACTAAAGAGTTATATCAAGTTTGAATGTAAAAAGTTTTTTAAGCCAGAACTAGAAATAAGTGAATACTTAGATAAAAAAGATTAGCACTCGAAAGGGTGTTTTTCTTTTGTCCTCGACATTAAAAGGCTATAGCGGTTTTAAATGTTCCGCGCAAAAACGTAAGCTATTCGGTGGAGCCTTACCACTTTAAAAAGGTTAAATAGGAGGAAATATGAGTTTAAAAGAATTATTAGGCGAAGAACTATACAATCAGGTAACAGAAAAGCTAGGGGATAAGAAAATAGACATAGTAAACGACGGAAAATGGTTGCCTAAAGACAAATTCGACGAAGTAAACGAAGAAAAAAAGCAGTACAAGGAAATGCTGAAAGAAAGAGATGAACAACTAACCGACATAAAGAATAAAGTCAAAGACAGCGACGAATTAACCACTAAGATAACCGAATTACAACAAACCAACGAAAAGACTGTATCTGAGTATGAAAACAAGCTCAAGGAACAGTCTTTTACTTTTGCACTCGAAAGAGAAATAGCCAAATCAGAAGCAAAGAATGTGAAAGCTGTAAAAGCCTTACTTCAAATGAACACTATCAAATATGAAGAAGAGAAGTTTATTGGATTAGAGGAACAAATTACAGCATTAAAGCAATCTGACGCTTATTTATTTGGAACTGGTATACACGGTAGGAAGCCTCACGAAACACCTAATCATGTACCTACCCACAACCCATGGAGCAAAGACTCCTTAAACCTTACCGAACAAGGTAAATTATTAAAAACAGATCCTGACCTCGCCAAAAAACTAATGGCCCAGGCAGGACAATAGGAGGAAATAAAAAATGGCAGACAAAACTATTATCACAGATGTAATTGTTCCCGACGTGTTCAACCCTTACGTGGTCGAGAGAACAGCAGAATTATCAGCGTTTTTTCAGAGTGGAATCATAACCACAAGCCCACAACTTAACACATTAGCTTCAGCAGGTGGAAGTCTTATCAATATGCCTTTCTGGGAAGATCTCGACGGTGACGATGAAGTTCTATCCGACTCCGCAGCACTAACCCCCGGAAAAATCACAGGAAGTAAAGACGTGGCGGCCCTTTTGACTCGAGGTAAAGCATGGTCTGTAAACGATCTAGCAAAAGCCTTAAGTGGCGACGATCCAATGAGAGCAATTGGCGACTTGGTTGCGGATTATTGGGCTAGGAGATGGCAAGCGGTTGTTATTAATACCTTAACTGGCGTATTCGGTAACGCAGCTACTTTAATGGCCGGCAACCAATCCGACATATCCGCAGAGTCCACAGCAGCAACTAGAACAATTAGCGGCAACACCACAGTTGACGCTCTTTATAAACTAGGTGATGCAAACGAAAAATTAACAGGCTTTGCTATGCACTCAGCAACTGTAGCCAAGTTGACAAAAGATCAGCTTATTGATTATTTGCCTGATGCTGACGGTAGACCTACATTACCTACTTACCTTGGTAAGCGAGTAATTGTAGACGATGGAATGCCGGTATCTGACGGAACTTACACCTCTTATATCTTTGGTCAAGGAGCTTTCGGACTTGGCGAAGGTGCTGCACCTGTTCCCACCGAGATGGACAGAGACTCTTTGGCTGGTGATGATATCTTAATTAACCGCAGACACTTTATCCTTCATCCTAGAGGCGTAGCGTTCCAAAACGCTTCAGTAGCAGGAGCTTCCCCAACTAACGCAGAATTGGCAGCTTACGCTAACTGGATTAGAGCATACGAGTCAAAGAATGTTAGAATTGTGCAATTTAAGCACAAATTAGCGTAGGAGGTTATAGAATGGGAAAATCCACAAGTTTCAAAGCCTACACTTATACCCCTAATTCGTATTATGACTATCTAGCCCAAATTGAAGCAGGAATGAGCGGAGATTTAACGATTGACGTTAGCCCTGCTACTCTTGGGATCTCTGCCGCTGCAATAGCTGCCGCAATAGCTGCTTCGGATGATGACATCTTTACTCGAACAGTAACTGTCACATTGCAAGATAGCGACGACAACACAATGGAATGGTTTAGCGGAACATTACCTGTAGCAGTAGCAGCAGTAACCGCAGGAAACGGAGCCGCAGCAATAGCAGATTCGGCAACCACAATCAGTTTTGTTAATGGATTTGGAACTGTTGTTATTGAATACAGTCTAACTTGGGCCGCAGACGACACTTGCACGGTAACTGTAAGCGCATCTAATGCAGGAGAGGTTTTAGGTTATGCGATAACCGCAGCGACTAGCGTTGACACAGTAGTAGCTTAACAAAAGGGGGCTTGAGCAAAGGGCTTCGGCCCCCTAATATATGAGGTGATAAAATGTCAGTTACAGGTTTCAACCGCAGAAGAAGGGAGTTGGCCAAAGTTGGGGGGCAAGCCGAACAGAGTAACAAAAAAAGACAAGAGGCTAAAACGGAATCGCTCGAATCCCTCAAACAAAAAGCTAAGGCTAAGGGCATCAGAGGTTGGCATACAATGAAAGAAGAAAAGCTAATCAATCTTCTAAAAGAAGGTGATTAAATGACCGACGAACAAATAAAAGAAGCCTTAACCGATTGGGTAAAAGACTATTGCAACAACACTTTCTTGGTTGAAGAAGTTGAAGCTTTGCCCGGTGGCGTCTCTTTATTCCTTGAATATGCCATACCTTACATTAAATCAAACACAGGCAAACAATCCGAAACCTTAGGAGATTATTCAGTTACTTTGTCTATGGACTTCCCTGAATCAATGATGAAGCTACTAAAGCCATATCGGAAGGTGAAGTTTACATGATTAGCAATATATCTAAGTATTTTGAACCTATTGCAATCGAAAGGTACACTACTTCCGAAAATGCTTTCGGGGAAGAAGTCAAAGCCTGGACAACTCACCTAACTATCCAAGGCAAATTAAGACCGCTATCAGGAACAGAAAGATTCTCAGCCGACAAAACAACCTTATATGCTACGCATCGTCTTTATTGCTTTCCTGCCAACATTGAAGTAAACGACAGAGTAAAATTTGATAGCAAATATTACAATATCAAGTTTGTGGCTAATGTTATGAACTTTGACAAACTACTACAAATTGATTGCGAGTTAGTCCGATGATGAAATGGAAAGGCGATAAAGTTATAAAGGCGGTCAATCAGGGAATAGAGAAAGCATTAACTTCAGGTGCCTTATTAGTTGAAGCCGAGGCGGTACTGAGAGCGCCTGTAGACACTGGAAACCTAAGATCAAGCATAACCCACAGGGTAGATGGTGAAGAAGCCACAATAGGCACAAACGTTGAGTATGCACCAGCACAGGAATATAAATACAATCCTTTTTTAAGGCCGGCACTTGACGAAAACAAAACTAAACTACAAAAACTAATGGGCGACATAATAGGCGATGCAATAAGGAGGTAAGCTATGATTGAAACAGCCTTAAATACTAAACTAAGGCAAGTTATAACCGAAGTAAATAACAGAGTGTATCCAGTCAAACGACCTCAAGACAGCTTACTTCCTGCATTAGCCTATAGAAGAGTATCCGGGGAAAGAACACACTCACACCAAGGCTATTCAGGCCTAGCTAGACCACGATTGCAGATAACAGTATATTCAAATTCATACGGAGAAGCTAAAACCATCCAGGATAAAATAAAAACGGAACTTGACGGAACTAGCGGAACATGGGGAAATACAAAAATACAAAGTTGCCTATTCGCAGGAGAAGCGGAAAACTACACAGACGATTCAGGAGTTGACGAGGTATCCGTTGACTTTTTTATTGCCTATAACGAATAAGGAGGAATATTAAATGGCAGGTGTAAACGCATTCGGTACTGTTTTAACAGTAGGATCAGCAATAGCGGAATTGACTAACATAGGTGGTCCGGGATTATCCGCAGAGACTATTGATGTAACAAGCCATGATAGCACAGACGCATGGAGAGAGTTTGTCGGAGGACTAAAAGACGGTGGCGAGATTACCGTTGATGGAAACTTCACTACAGCAGCAGCAGCCAACACACTAATTATCCTTTTAGGAGTTTTAACCTCAGGAGCTACAATAGTATTCCCAACAACCCCAGCTACTACATGGACATTTGACTGCATTGTCACAGGATATGAAACAACCGCACCTATGGAAGATAAACTAAGCTTTACAGCTACATTAAAAGTAAGTGGCAAGCCTGTTTTAACCGCAGCGGTAGCGTAATATGGATATAGGTGGAAAAGAACGTAGACTAAGGTACACTTACAATTCAATATGTGATGTAGAAGAAAGAGCTGGGTTAGGGATAGGCGGTTTATTCTCTAAAGAAAGAGTTGGATTCAACACAATACGTCTTTTGTTATGGGGCGCTCTTAAAGCAGATGACAAAGGCTTAACCGTAGACAGAACAGGTAACCTATTAGGCGATTATCTAGAACAAGATGGAGACTTAGAAGTCCTTTACGATGAACTAATGGTGGCTTTTGAGAAGTCAGGATTTATGGGAAAGCAGAAGGAGGGGGAGTAATTGAACTTACCCCTCTTATTTTTGAATTAGAAAAGAAAGCTTATGAAATGGGCTTAAAGCCTTGGGAGTTTTGGAAATTAACACCTAGAGAATTTGTAGTATTAGCCGAAGCCTATTTAAAGTCAGAAGAAAAAATAGATAGGCGTTTTGCATTAATAGCCTGCATGATACACAACGTCAATTCTAAAAAGAAACTCAAACTAGATGATTTTGTACCTAAGAAAAAAGAAAAACAAACTTCCGAACAAATGTTAAGAGTAGTCGAGATGATGAACGCAGCCTTTGGCGGTGAAGATAAGAGGTGATTAGATGGAAGTTGCAACTTTATTTGTAAAAATATCAGCCAAGGCAGAAGAATTTGAAAAGTCCATGTCAGGAGTAGAAGCCAAGTTAAACAACATGAGCAAAAAGTTTGACAAGATGGGTAAGAACTTAACACTTAAAGTCACTACTCCTATCCTTGGAATGGGTGCTGCATTTAGCAAAGCTGCCATGGACTTAGAAGCTACAGAAGCGAAGTATAATACAGTTTTTGAAGGAATGACCAATGTAGCCGATGACTTTATAACCAAGTTCCAAGAACTAACCCCAGCCACAAAAGCAGAAGCACGAAGCATGGCAAGTGGTATGCAGGATTTATTAGTTCCTATGGGATTCGTTAAAAAAGAAGCTACAGCAATGACCTCGGAGTTTATGCACGTTACCGGGGCATTAGCCAACTTCAACAGTGGAACGCATACAGCCCAACAGGTAGCAAATGCCATGCAGGGGGCTATAACAGGCCAGTACGAAAGCCTTAAAGCATTAGGAATACAGCTAGACGTTACCACAGTAAAAGAAAAAGCTGTAGAAATGGGATTGGCTGCAACCACAGATGAAGTAACAAAACAAATGCAATCACAAGTAGTTTTGGCAGAGGTTTATGCACAATCAGGTGACGCATTAAATGCTTACACAGAAAAAAACCTAGACGCAAAGACCAAAATGGCATTAGTAAAAACCGAGGCTATAGATGTCGCCGCTTCATTTGGCGAAGTTTTATTACCCACAATTACCAAAGTAATAGATGGGCTTGATAGATTAGTTTCATGGTTTGGTGGACTTAGCGAAGAGCAACAAAAAAATATTTTAATTGTTGGTGCTGTAGTCGCTTCAATTGGGCCATTGCTAATTATTGTCGGTAAAGTCATAGCTATATTTGGAATATTAACCACTACAGTAATCCCAGCTCTAGGCGCAGCATTTACTTTCCTAACAGGGCCTATCGGAATAGCAATACTAGCAATAGGGGCAGCAGTTGCAGCAGGAATATGGCTTTATAAAAATTGGGATATGGTCAGAGTAAAAATAACTGATATATGGCAATCCATTGTCTCGGCTGTAATAGGTCTAATAAACAACATGATTGCAGGTATTGAGAATGGGTTCAATTGGGGCATAAGAGCAGTAAACTCCTTTGTCGATAAAATCAACTATGTTATCGGCGGTCTAAACAAAGTGCCGGGAGTAGATATTCCCTTAGTGCCTAAAATGGGTGAAATATCACTAGGTAAATTGAATATCCCACAATGGGAAGTTGATGCTTTAATGGAAGGTTTCTTTGATGAAGATCCCGATATGTATTCAAACATTAATACAATCAACCAAACAGTAAACGTACAAACCACTAATGCCACACCATCAGAAGTAGCAAAAGCGGTTAAAATGTCAAGCCAAGATTTAGCTTTAGACTTTTAGGAGGTAGATTATGCAAAAGTTAATTTATACTAATCACAACGGCCTAAGCGTGGAACTTGGCAATACTCAACCTTATATTTTAACTTCTTTTGATGATGGCGTTAGTTTAGACGTACAGACACAAAAAGCACCATTTCAAGACGGAGCGACACACATAGATACTTTATTAGAGCCAAGAGACTTATCGATGGTTGTTACTATTGTCGCTCCTAGTCTACTGCAATACGAAAAAAGAGTAGAGATAAGCAGTACTTTTAATCCAAAGGTTAAAGGTAAGCTGAAATACGTCAATGATTATGTATCAAGGGAAATAGACGTGGTTGTTGACCGCCCTCCAAGGTTTTCATCAGGTAGAGCTAACTTAGGTCCTAATCACCAAAGAGTATTGATTAACCTATTAGCACCAACACCATTTTGGATGGGACTAATGGAAAACATCGTAAAACTAGAGGATTTTGTTTCAACTTTTTCTTTTCCTTTCTCATTTCCTGTCAGTTTTGCAACAAGGGGAGACTTAGCCACGATCAACAACTTAAGCGACGTTTCTACACCTATTGAAGTTGAATTTAGAGGATTAGCCGAGAATCCCAAAATAACCAACGTCACTACAGGAGAGTTTATTCAAATCAACAAAACTATAGCATCAGGCGAAAGTTTGTTTATTAATACTGACTTTGGCAAGAAAAAAGTTGAAATTGCAGTAGGAAGTCAGAGATTGAACGCTTTTAGTTATATTGATTTAGACAGTACATTCTTTGAACTAATACCAGGACAAAACGAACTAACATTTCTAACCGATAGCGGAACACCAGAAGTTTATGTCAAGTATCGCAACAGATACGTTGGCGTATAAGGGAGTGATACAATGACCGAAATGTTTAGATTCTTTGATTCGGCAGTAGGCGACACAAGAGAATATAACGCTGACCAATTTGGAGAATACTTTAAAACACTAATCAACACAGGGCTAGTTCAAGGGGCTTTAAACGACCTACAAGTCACAGCCGATGGATTAACCATGAAATCTACAATCGACACAGGAAACGTCTTTATAGATGGCTACTGGTACGAAAATGACCTAGCTTTAGAGTTAGAGCATGATGTTGAGACAGTTGGTAATGACAGAATAGACAGAGTTGTTATAAGACTAGACAAAACCGTTGCTAATCGTTTCGTCAAAGCTTTTATTGTCAAAGGTACAGCAGGAGTAACACCAACCGCACCAGCATTAACTAGAACAAGTGACGTTTACGAATTATCTTTAGCACAAGTGTATATCACAGGCGGTCAATCATTTATTGACTTAGTTGATGTAACAGAAGAGCGTGGAAATGTAACGCTGTGTCCTTATGCCAATTCTAACATTTTGCCTTCGTATGATGCACAAGACTTAACAGACCTAGAAACAGCATTTAACGAACATAGCGCAAGGCATGAGGTAGGCGGTGCGGATGTAATCAGCTTAGAGGATTTAGCGGGAGAATCGACAGCTTTAAAGTCGCATAAGGCTGAATATGCGACATTCAAATTCACTTACTCTAATCCTTCTAATTTCTTACTAGCAAACGAAAATGAAGGCACTCAAATAGGCGTTACATGGACAAACCCTGACAGTAACGACTTAATAGCAAGAGAACTATATGTAA